ATGAATAGAACGGTTATCGATTATGTGAGCTTTTCAGGCTCCCCGCTGCTCTTAGAACGCTGCAAGGAAATGGCAAAGCAACGTTTTTGTCTTGAGCAAATCAATGAGTTTCAGTCTCAGAATGCGGTGGCTATTAAGCACCGTGAACAGACTAAAATCATGCACTTTGCGGAAAACTTGGCTAATGAGTTGGGTGATTTTGATTCTCAAGATTTTGCTAACCGTGATTTGTACTTTGCTGCCATTGACAAGGAATTGCGTGACGCGGACTTGGTTGTGAATACGGATGTGTCATTCAATGAGTGTTACCAGCACCTTATCTCAAACATTGGTATCGATATGCTCGATACGCTTTGTCATGGTGAAATTGAGTCTTTCCTTGAGCTGCTTGAGGATGAGATTAGCTACGAAAAAACCAACGTCTGGACCCTTGAGCGTCGAGGTGGTTTTTCAGGATATCGCTATTCTGCAAAGCTTCTTTGTAACGGCTCTCAGGCGGGTTTAGTTGCTTGGGGTGCGGCCAACTTTGGTTATTACGTGTCCTTTTCTGGTAAAGGTTGTGAGGCCATTAACATGGAGGCCCTTCACAAGGCTTTGAATCAAATGATGGGTGCAAAACTCACTCGTGTTGACCTCGCTCTGGATGATCTTCAAGGCAATGTCACTATTGATGATATTAAGCAAAAGTACATTGATGGTGAATTTATCACTCGCGGTACTCCGCCTAGCTGGGGTGAGTTCTGGGGTGGAAAAGGCATGAGTAAGGAAGACCGCAAAAAATGCGGTTTGGTCCCTGACGCGGGTCATACCTTCTATGTTGGTGCTCGTGAGAACGGAAAGATTTTCCGCGCTTACGATAAGGCGGCTCAACTGAAGTGTGAAGAGTATCCAAACTGGAACCGCTTTGAGGTTCAGATAGGAAATCGTTACAGGGTAATTCCTCTTGATATATTGATTAACCCCGACCCTTATTTCGCAGGTGCTTACCCTGCCCTTGCTACTTTGTTGGACGATGTGGAGCCTATCCGCATCTCAACCACCAAGATTCAATTCATGACCTCATTTGATAATGCGGTCAAACACGCTCGCGTTCAGTATGGAAAGCTGGTCAATGCCATGCGCCAACTGTACGACGACGATAAACACATCATCGAGACTCTCACCAAGGGACTCGAATTAACAGATATCCCCGACCGCATTAACTTTCCAGTCGGTCGGGACTTCCACCTAGAAGAAACTGGAGAAATATTATGCCATTAACAGTTGTTGTCATCGGTTGTGAACACTCTCAAGGTCTATCCAAAAAGGATGACCGTCCTTACAACTTTGCTCAGGTGAATTACCTCGCCTCTAACGAGGGCTGGAAATCAGAGAAAGGCGAATGTAAGCCTGTCGGTTTGGTTCAAAAGCAAATTGCAATGAACCCTAACCCGTCTCTGGTTGCGGCCTTCAAAGAACTTGAAGCGCAATTCCCTATGATGTGTGAGCTTCATCTTGATGCTGACCCTCAGAATCCGGCACGAAATATTGTTGTCGATATCAAGCCTGTTACTGGTAAGGCTTAACGCATGGCTAAGTGTGTAATCGAGCAAAGCGGCTATTTGGTCACATCGCCTAGCGTGTGCGATTACATGATTTTGACCTCTGAGGAAGTTAACCAACTTACACAGTCTTTCTCAGGGTCACTCACTATCGATTCTGACCTTTACCAGCTTGTTTCAGGGTATCTATTGCTCTCGTTTGTCTCAGGTCATGTACTGGGAAGGATCGTAAAAACTCTGGGGCGCAAATAGCCCTAAATAACTCACTAACAACGGAAATATGATTATGAAATACCTAAATATGGCTAAAAAACATGGTTCAAAAATCGCACTAGGTTCTGCTGCTTTTATATCAAGTTCTGCTTTTGCTGATGATGCTATCGGTACTGCTATTTCAGCGGCTGTCGAAGCGGGCAAGGCAAATTATACCTTAGTTGTCATTGGCCTTATTACTCTCTCTGCGCTTGCCTTTGGCCTTGGCCGTATCACTGGTAGCATGAAATAAGGTGCTCTTATGGTTAGCCTAGTATCGGACGTTGTAACGATTGTTCTGGCTATATCGGTCTTTTCAGCGTTTCTCTATGGCTTTTACACTGGTGTTAACGCCTCCTAGTTTGGGGGCGTTTTTCTTCTGGGTCCTTCTATGCGTAGCGCAATTAACACACTTCTCGTTCTCCTTTCCCTTATGACTGCCTTGCTTATCTCTGCGTCATCTTATGCTTCAAGTTGTCCTATTGGTGATACACCTTCTTTAAAGTTTCCTGCTGGTACATCCAAGGTTAATTCTGCCTGTGTTGACGGTTGCAAGGCTGTTGAGGGCTTTAACGGTCAGAATACATGGGTATGTAATGACAGTTACTGTACTGCTTATTACACAACGACAGGCGAAAGTTGTACGGGTGAGGACGACACGGACGGTAGTTGTGACGATACGGGAAACTGCACGCCAGATGATAACGGTGATGGTGACAATACCGATTGTGGTGGCGGTGTTTGTGATTATCCTGCCGACATTAGAAGTTTGCACGATGCGATTAATTTCGCTGAGGAGGGAAGTTTTAATGTTGCAGATAAGCCTGCTATTGGTTTGAAAAGGACTCAAATCCTCTCTGTTCGCTCTGGTATTATTGGGGCCAATTACACAAGAAGATTGCTTGATAAGTTGGAGCAAGTCCGTTCAGAGAATTTCTCTGATATGGATGCCTCACTTGGCACCATAAAGGACAAAACCAATTCTATTGAAGGTAAGATGAATAGCATCTCGCTCAATGTTCATAACATGGCTGATGATGCTGACCAATCCGCCAATGCTCTTAATCAAATCAGTAATAAGCTTGACCAGCTTATCGAAAACACAAAGCCCGAAGAGGAGCCGGATTGTACTCCTGTGCCTCCTTTGGGCTTGCCCCCTCCAGATTGTATCCCTCAGCCCTCCGGCGTTGAAATGAAGTTAGATGGTATCAGCAACACATTGATTAACAACGGAGTTAACGCCTCCTTAACGGGTCAGGAAATTAAATCCTCTATTGATGGTTTGTCCAATGACCTCAAAGACATTAAAGATGCGCTTTCTGATGATGGCTTCGAGCAACGCGACCCAATTGGTAGGGTCGATTTTAGTGAAAATCCTCTCTATGACGAATCCAAAATTGAGGCGATAGAGAAGGAAGTCGAGGACCTTGAGAAGGCGTATGACGAGAAGATTAAACAATTTCAGAGTTTGATTGGCTTCGATGAGTCCAAATTGAACGATGGTAAATTCGTTAATCATGCTTTGAATTTTCGTTTAGCTAATGGGGTAACGTTTACGGGTGTTTCTAGCGTTCTTCCTGCCTTGGTGGATATCTCTTACTGGATAGCCAACGCCCTTTTATTTATGGCCGTCATTGTTGGCCTTCGACAATTAGGTAATTGATATGGAAACTATTCTAAGTCTTCTCCAGAGTCTGGGTGATGCAGGTCAGACGGTGGTCGATTTTTTTCATGCTGCTCCTAGCTGGTTTGAACAAATCTTTATCTATCTCAATGCTTGGTACGTCAAGATTCGCCTTGTCATCTTGATCAAGTATCTAGAGCTTACCTACCGCACGGCTGAGTATCTTCTGAATGAAATTGGAGTTACTCAGTTAATCATTGATACCTTTAACGCCTTACCTAGTGAGGTTCGTTTCTACGCGTTTCTTTTCAAAGTCCCTCAAGCTATTAGCATCTATTTGAATTTCATTGCGACGGGCTTTGTGATCAAAATAACGAGGATGTAACCCCATGGCCGTACGTATCAGAACGGGCGCAAATGGCGCCTACAAATCATCTTATGTGGCTTACTTTACGGTTTTAAAGGCTCTTAAAGCGGGACGGGTTGTTGTCACTAATATTCAGGGTATGGCCCCGCTTGATATCATGGAGCAGCGCCTTGATATCAAATTCCCTTCAACTGCAAAATTGATTCGTATATCGAGTAAGAACGAGCGCGGCTTAGAGCTGTGGCAGTACTTCTTTTGTTGGGCCCCTCTTGGGGCTTTAATCGTCATTGATGAGTGTCAGGATATCTTTTCCCCCAAGGTTGGCTTTGACATCAAAAAGATCCGTTACAGACCCCTTCAAGAGTTCCTGCCGAACCTTCCCGACGGTTACGAAGACTTTTTTAACTCTCGATATGTGCCTGTCAACATGGAAGAGTTAGACCCTTGTGATATCGACGATTGCGGTCATGCAGAGTATGACCAGGGCGGACGAATCATCTATCCGTTTACGTTCAATGAGGGGTTCATGCGTCATCGTCACTACAACTGGGATATTGAACTTCTGTCACCGGATTGGAAGCAGATTGATTCAGGCATTAAGGCCTGTGCTGAGGAGTGTTTTTTCCATAAAGGCCGTGATGGTTACTTCTGGGCCAAGCGCAAGCCCTACATCTTTCGACATGACAAGACGGTCACTACGCCGTCTATTCCTAAAGGCTCTCATCCTAACCTTACCACTCAAAAAATCCCGCTTGATGCCTTCCTTCTGTATAAGTCCACAACGACAGGAACGGCCCAATCAACGGGGCAATCTAACCCGCTTTTTCGCAGTCCCAAATTTATCGCGGTCTGCTTTCTTATCATTTTTGGTCTGGGGTATTTAGTCTATGGTCTATCCGATTTGGTTAATCGTTATTCTGAGGAAGATACGCAAGCGCAAGCGGCTCCATCTTCGGATCCCAATGCCTCGCAAACTAGTCAGCCTAGTCAAGCGAGTGCTCAAGGGGATTCTTCTTTATCTGATGGTGGGGATAGCTATCCGGTTAACGTTAGTCCCATTAATCCAGATGCTCGTCTAGAGGTCCTTAGAAACATGTTAGGTATTTACGACATTCAATCTCTTTATTACACGGGCCACACAACCAAACATAGTGACAATGGCTTTGACTTCTTTGTCACACTTGAAGCGGTTACCCCGCTGGGAACGTATCACCTCAATGATGCTTTTCTAGCGGCCAACGATATCAAGTATGTGCATTACGGTGACTGTTTACTCAAGCTCACTAAGCAATCTCTTAATTTAAACGTCTTTTGCAAGCCAGTGCAGCGAGAGTCGCTAGAGCGCGGCTCTGATTCTCGTTCACCTGAAATCAAACTGTTTTAAGGATTACCTATGGAAACCATTACTTTTACTCAAGCAGAAATTGAGTTCATTATTGAATCGTTCTTCCTGTATAGCTTTGCTGGCGTAACGGCTGCATTGCTTTTCTATGATGGTGTTATGTGGCTTTTTGGCGAGTCGGCCAGACTGGTAAAGTCTCGTTTGAAAGATAATCAGTAAGAGGTGTTGTTATGAGTAGAAATTCTCAGTATGAACAACGTCAGCGTGATAGTGGGCTCAAGAAAATAACTATTTGGGTTCCTGAGGATAAGGAGTGCGACGTCAAAGAGGCGGCACAGCGTATGTGTGAAGATAGGGATTTGACCATAGCTACACTCCGTAATCTTGTTTCTGGTCGTTTGGCCTCATTGTTACGAAAATAGCCCCTGTCACTGGTGACGCTCTAGCCCCGCAGGGATAAGCCAACACGATAAAGGTTATGGGGTTGGCTCCCTCAACTTGGCGATAACAAGCGCAGCGCAGCTCCCCTAACTGAAACCACAAAATCCCCCCTTCCCCTTGCTAGAATCAGCCTTGCAGAGACTAACAACACCAGTGGCGCGCAATGCCACTGCAACCCGCTGAATTTTCCGCACACAATCATTTGAGTGTCGAAAATGATTGAATGATAAACAGCACCAGCGACTAAGCGACGACGACGAAGACTGAGGAGGAGAAGCGCGGAGCTAGGTGCGCCATCTGTTTAATTGTTCCTCCCTGCTCTATCTCTGGCCCCACTCCATCGTTCCGCAAGCGTTAGCGCGCCAGTGTCTGAGCGTCAGCGAGTCTACCCCGTATAGTAATACGGGGTGAAAGTCTTACTTCTATCAAACTATTTACGGGGGTCTATTTCGAGGTACGTATAGGTAGAGACGTAGCAAAAGATGATGATTGTGCTGAAGATCGTATTCAAGATAGAGCCACCGATTATTAATGAGTATCCTAGATTTAAATACGGAGTGATTAATTCAACGTTGACCATCCATGAGTACGATATTTCCAGAGCGACTATTAGAAAAGAAAGCTTGTAAAAACTGATCATGATTGAATGATTTTTTTGACTTATCCCTTTTTTGAAGGCAACTAGAACCATAGCAGGGACGACCAAAAGTACTAACTCTAATATAATCAATTTCCATCTCGCTTCTTTTTCATAAGTTACTAATTAGTATAGGCAATTATTTGACTATAGTTTTTTTAGTTTACTTAATGCCCTCGCCAATTTCAGCAGTTGGGTAGATGTTAAGATTTCCAGTTCAGAGTTAATCTCAAGCAACCCTATACCTGCTAGAATTTGTTGTGGTGTAACGAGTTGTCCAGTTGGAAGCTCCAAGGAGTTTTTATTCATCCTAAAGCCTTGCCACTCCTCTGAATGTGATAGCTCTGACCTTTTGTATATTCTCATAAGCCTTTTGCATTCTTTAGGAATGGAATTGCCAGAGTCCCACCCTTTGACGGTTCTCACACTTTTAAAACAAAGATGTGCTGTTTCTTCAATGGATAAGCCGCATTCAAATTCACGAAAAATGTAGTTCTTGGTCATTTCGTGATACTTCATGATTTACTCTCTCAAAAGCGAAAGAGTTTATTAATCTATTGATAGATATGATATGAATGCTATTGAACATAAGTCTGCATAATGCGCACTAAAGGAGGCAAAAAAGAAAGGCAACTTTATACGTTAATTCAATCAGTTACCTTTACTTTTTGTCTCTTCAATCAAGCTATTTTTTGATTGTCTTCCAAACGTCTCAATGCTTCGATTGCACGATCGTTTTTAGAACGTTCAGCGATGATTGCTAGCAAAGTTAAATCTACATCTAACCCAAGCATATCTGCTATATCAGCCGCTTTTCTCACAGAGAACGGCCGTGCCACTCAGCAAAGCATGGTAAACGATGTTGCTCGCTTTATGTATGTTCTTGTCAATGAAATGTGCCTGACTACAGGCAAAATTGGCGTTGATACGCAACACGGCTTTATTTTTAGAACTTGGGGTTACATTGGCAAAGAACTCAACATGCCTGAATGGCGTGTTAAACAGTGCAAAGGTTATGCGATTCGTAAAGGATGGATCACCTCAGTTCAGCCTCGTGAGCGTTATACAGGCAAAGATAACCTCGAGAAATGGCGCGGCTTAGCGTCGATTAAGAAGATCACCGATAAATATTTTGCTGATTTAGGGATGCTTAAAGAACGTCTTGAAGCGAAACAAAAGGCACGCAAGTACCTAAAGAAACGTGCAACTCAATGGCAGCCTATTAAGTACATTCCAACGCCTATCACCATCACCTTACTCGCTCGTCGCCGCAAAGAGCATCTGCTAGCATCAAGACCAGTAGTGTAGGCCACTCGAGGAACTTAACCAGGTGGTTGAGCCTGAAGAAGTACCACCCGAAGACATATCAAGCACCTCGGAAATACCTCAAGAACCCGAATCCCCTGCCCCTAACTCCAAAGGCTCTGGCTGGCTGTGTGCCGGCATCGGCGCTGCTATTTAGCTACGATAGAACTTATTCCATATTCTTCTTGTGTAAGAAGCAATAAGAATAACCCCAATCACATAAAAGCCAGCCATATCAAAAAAATACCAGAAACACCACGCGACCAACGTACAAAGTAGAGAGAACAGTATTAGCTTTATCTTGTCTTTAATAAATGAAATCATATTAATTCTTACGCAAAAGTTTATGACCATCATGACTAGTTAGTGCAGCGTCAGCAGCCCACGAAGGAAGGCCTAAAGTTCGAAAAGCCTCCTTAAACTCTAACCTGTTACATGATGTTGCTCTCTTTGAAGCCATAACAGCGGAACCAATTATGGCACCAGCCCAAAAAGCAGCACCAATGCCTGCCAATTGTTTACTTGCTCTTCCAGCAGAAACAACAGAAAGAGGAACATCATATGCTTTTACTGATAATGCTGTTTCTATTGCTGCAAGAGCAGCACTGACCGTTGTTACTGAGCCAAAAACTGTTTTTGGTAAAGGCAGGCTCATTGCAGCCATGTTGCTTTCAATATTGTATTCGAAGTTGTCTAAGTTAAATTTACAAATAGCCATACTATAAACCTTCTAGTTATTCATATCAAAACACTTAAAAATCAGTTAATTAGAATCATGCTCACACCATGCGGATGTTGGGCGGGGCAGAAGAAACGGACAGGATATCCGAAACCTTTTATCGAGCAATAGTCTATAAAAACCAGTTGTTTATCCTTGTATTCATATGAAAGGTTATTCAAGCCAACCCTAACTAGAAGTAAATAATGTTTAAAAATGCATGTTCTACGCTCTGAGTGAAGCAAAGTACAAAGTTAATTTTACAACCAAACTCGACCACATAACCGTCTCAAAGTATAGGTCTACGCTAATGCAGTATCGCTGGTTCATGTGGTACTGCGCATCTTTTAGCAAATTCACATCGCTTGCAAGCCGTAAATCAGATGGCCGCCGCAAGTTCTCGGAGTCTACGGGGCTTCTTCTTTCTCGCTTGGTTCGCTTTTTGTCTGTTCAATTACTTGCTCTTCTTAGGGCATAACGTTAATGGTGGTCTGCGAGAGCTCGCTCATAGATGGTCACCGCAATGCCTATTGAATTGGTTTGTCTGATGTTGTTGCTTATACTGCGCGAGCAACACGCACTCACCAACAAATTCGAAGGAATCGCGAACGACCTACTGAACTATCCCAACACTGTCGATCAACTTTTGCACATTGTTTGAATAATTTAACTGCCTATTTTGCTGCTCAATGGGTGTAGCGCAATTTTAAGCATTCATCCTCTTTGAACTTATAAGTTTATTTCGTTTTTTCAATGAGTTAACATTGATTCATAAAATAAATTTTTTTGCTCATTTTACAAGCAAAGTGAACATTTTATGTGTTGTCTTCAAAATTCGATCTAATCTAAAAAATCAATATGGAATTTAATTTTATGCGCAAATATTGCATTGTCCCACTTTATGCCATTTTACTAGGATCTGTATCAGGCTGTTCATCTATTAGTGAAGAAGAATGTTTGCTTGGGGATTGGTATCAGGTTGGCCTATCTGATGGTCAGAAAGGCAAAAATAGTCATGCTGCCGAATATAATAAAGACTGTTCAGAGTATCAGGTGCAAGTGGATGTTAAGCTCTATAGCGAAGGTCGAAGTGAAGGGCTTAAATCATTTTGCACTTATGAAAATGGTGTATCACTTGGTAAGTCCAACCAAAGCTATAATAATGTATGCCCTGCGGAACTTTCGCTCGAATTTTTATCGGGATATACGCCATATCATAATTTAGCAAGTGCGCAATCAGAACAACGCTCGTATGAAAGTAACATCAACCATTATGTTGCATTGCTTGATGGTCAAAGCCTCAGTGATAGTGATAGAAAAAACTATGAGGCGAACCTTAAATCTGCGAGATATAAGTTAGACCAAGCAGAATACAAGGTAAGCAAATACGAGAATGAACTCGCACTGCATAAAATTCAGGTTGAGAAGAACAAGATAGTTGAAGAGCTTTCTAACAATGATTTACCTAACAGCCGGAAAGATCAATTAAATAAACGATTAAATACTCTGGATAAGCAGCAATCATTCTATGAAAACTTATCACAAACGGAAAATACCATACGAAGCATAAAAGGAATTGCTGACTTGTTTTAGTGAGTTTGGCCCGCATTATAATAATTCGATTAAGGACGTGCTACACCGGCGGATTATAAAACGTCGGTGTACTTGGCTTTGTTAGTTTAATACGGGTACCTGGTTGCATGCATTAGATTTCATTTTTAATATTTTCGCATTTTTGGTTACACCGTCACGCAAATAACCCTAAGAAGTAGTTGTTTAAGGAAAAAAATGGTCTTTTTCTGATGGCGGCTATAGGGGAAAACAGTGCCTCTTGACTACCTTTTCATTAAGGTAACGGTATAAATCTGCTCGATGATGCTCATAAATATTTGGGCATTTTAACGGTACCACGCCCTCTTTGAGTGCAATTCTGGCTGAAAAATGAACGAAAATCACCTTCCTTCAGAATAAAGCAACCTACTCTTTCGATTCTAGAATCAGTTTAATAGAAAAATAATAGTACGCAGAAACAAAGCTAAGATAACCTACTAACTCCGTCTCACTGACTAGGTGAATATAGCCATCATTGAGTTCATCATAGACACCAAGCAAGCCTGCGATTAACGTATTAATCAACACAACATAAACAAGAGTGCGGGAGACTCTTTTCTTAAAAGTACCTAGGTACATAAAGTAAAACATAATAATAGCACTAGTGATCTGGTACCAGTTCGCAGTAGCTTGTTCAAAAAAGCCCATATATGAGAAACTTGTTATCACTAGAAGTATAAAAAATATTGCCTTGTTTAGCATTGACTACCACCAGTACGCAGTAGAAAGAGAGTTTGGGTTTTTGGGTAAGCGGGATAGCCCGTCAATATCTCTTAAGTAGGCTCTATAAAAATTAGTTCTTCTTGCTCCATATGGTGGTAAGGTCTTTAATGATTCGATAGCTGCCTGAATATAATCATCATTGTATCTTGCACCTCTTTCAATTGCTGTATGAATTGCTGGCACCAACGCCTTGTAATGTCGTTCATTTGATACTTTATCTGAATAAACACCATAGATAGAAGTGATCGCGGACCAAACTAGTGATGCTGGATTTGACATGTAAATCTCGTAATTTCTTTAATTGTGTAGCTAGCATAACTCAATATATTACTAGACAAAAGTTTGGCTTACCAAAGATAAAATCATTTGCCATCGTAGTAAAATGTCTTGTAAAACCGAATATACGTAACACAGTTCAAGTTTCTCTGATAATTTATCAAATTAATAAGTCCGTTTTGCTTTTAACTGAGAAAGCCAGTTAGAAAATAATAAGAAAAGATTTGGTTTACTCCACTTCTCAATTGGTAACGCCTATCAATAGACAAATAAAAAAAGAAATAACCAGCATCGGATAGATCCGAACATAGTTGGGGTTATAAACGGCATGAAGTTGAGGTGTAGGTACAGTTCTGTATGTTATCTCTATGCTGTGGGTGCAGACTTACTTTGACGTTTTTTCACTGCCTTTATTCCTTAACTTATAGTTGGCATTAGCAGTTTTCTTTTCTCCAAAGACGCTATCTTTTCTTCGGTCTCAACAATGGCAATGGTATCTACTCTATTTGGCGTTGTCGCTGAAATTAGTGCTACCCTTGCTCTACACCTTATTCATTGTTTTACTCGTCCCCCTACTTTGCTGAAAACATAGCGTAAAGTATCGGAATACGAGATTTGTATTCGGCTTAAGCTCCCTAATCCGCATCTATCGCATAAACATTGAGCAGATGCCTGCTATTGGTGTCGGAAAAGGAATACTGTAAGAAGTCTATAGTGATATTGAATGCAAGTTATTTGCTAGTCTTCTCATTTAAATACATTCATTTGATTGATGAAAACTGATTCATTGGGTAAGATCTTGCTCTTTTTCTATTCAATCAAAGGAAGTTCTTATTTTGAAGAAATATTTTCTGCTTGTGCTGTGTCTTTTTCCGTCAATTGTGTTTTCAGCAACAGCGTTTAAGACTTACGTTTCTGGTGAAGTTTATGACATAACTAGTACTCGAGATGGATTGTTGATTAGAGTTGACGAACGCAAAGTGCCAACAGACTGCAATGGCGTTAACCCTAGTGGTTGGATGCTAGAACAAAACAATGATATCTGTTGCTCTTGCTATGAGGGCGCAGGGTAAAGGAATGGCAACAATTTATACTGATGGTGTTCAAGGAGGCTTTTGTACTGTCTCTCAATATGACCCACATAATTAAATAAGTAAGGCGCTTTTATAGCATTTGAAGCGGGCTGATATACGAGACAAACTATCGTCATCAGCCCATTTTTTGGTAATGGTGACAGAGTTTTTCCATCTCTGTTCCTCCTTTAGTGAAATGTTTGATGTTTTTGGTTTTAACAACCGCTTAGCGCTCAAATGCTTCGCTTTCTTCTATCGGCACTTTGTAACGCTCATCTTGCAGTAATACACAGGCTGTTTGGAGAAGGACTTGCCTGACTTGGTGTTTCGACGGTCGTTTGGCTTTTACCTTCATGCTTTTCTTTCGAGTATACTTCATCATCTTTGCGTCTCCGCTAGCAGGCAGTTTGCACAGATGTGCTGAAGAACAAATCTTGCTGACATTCAAACAACTCTTCAAATGTGGCGTACATGGTACTGGCATCAGCATCAGTTTTATAAAAACCAAACATTTCATAATGTGGAATCAAATTTTCAAATGGCTCGACAATATGCACACCAGAATGGTTGGGATAGAGTGACATAAAGTAGACGGAGGCAATGGAGACTATAGAGACCAATCGGTGTTGGAGTTGTTGCTCATGGACACTGAGGGCCAACTGCTCGAGTAAAATCACATGAAACTGCTCTGCAAGGCCATCATATATTCCAATCACCGCACCTTGGAAATCCTCGTTATTGATAACTTTCAGTCCCATATGAAGTGTACTTGTGGTTGAACACATCATCGGATGATAGCCTAACCAATTCAAATCACAGGGTTCGTGATTGACGATATCTTCATAATCATGGTTGTCGAGAGCCGTCACCAACACACCCATTTGGGCTTTGTCCATGACTTGCTGAAGAAAGGACACGGTCTCAAGTACTTCTCTGTTTATTTTTGCTTCCATTTTGCCACCTTACATTGGATTCCAGATAAAACCATAGGAGGGCTTCTTTCATTCGACCTATAAATAAGAATTATTTATCCGTTGTCACACAAGAGCTATTAATGAACGCAGTCTCTTGTTGAGCTATTGAGTTGATTAACATACATAGTTTGTCCCCGGTATTTACCTTTTTATGATGAGTTAGCTTTGCTGAGCGGGCCAAAGGTTAAGTCTGTCCGTGTTGTCGAACGTAGCTTTGGTTTATCTGTTTGCGGCGCTGGGCAATGCGCCTGGCTAGAAGCCAATAAGTCCAGCTCATGGTCAAGTAGCATCTCGAACAGCACGTCTTGTTGACGTTCGTAAAGGCTATCAAATGTGCCGAACATCGCTGGCTCATCCTGCCCATACCCATAATCTAATAGTTTGTATCCATACAGACCATATTTTGATCGGAATGTATTGGGCGGATTGATGATGTACACGCCATGGCTATCAGGATATGTCGAGAGAAAATACAAGGCGATGTAAGTGACCATAGACATTAATCTATCGGTATTTTCGTGGGCTGAATCTTCCGTTCGCGGCTCCAGCAACAGTGGATGTAATCTCCTGATGCGACTATCGTAAACACCTATAAATATACCGAGCTCCGACTGTTCATTGAAACGCTTAACATTAATATGAAAATTTCGTTTTAAAGAACGGGAAACATGATGGCGATTGAGCCATTTCGTCATCGAACTGTCGTCGAAAGCTATTGACTGGTAGCGCAGTTCATTAAGCGAAGATATTTTCAGTTCTAAATGGGTGCGATCGATCAGCTCTTGTAAGAACTGAACATCAATCGATTGGCGTTGTAGTGACGTTGGTTTATTCAT